AGTAGTTTTCTTGAAGTTGAATACGATGGAGAGGTTGCTAAAATCGAATATCGATCAACACACTCAACATTTACCGATAATCAATATTGTCCACCGGACAGAGCTTTTTTTTATGAGAATCTTAAGACATCAAGCGAATATGATTATATGGTTTACGCGAAGGGCTTGTTCGGCAAGAGGAGAATGGGAGGAGAGTTTTTTAAAGCGTTCAAAATTCAAAGCCACGTTAAATCCTGTCTTTATTCAAAAGATAACACAATTCACATTTCTTTAGACAGCAACGTTTACCCATACATTGCAATCGCGGCCTTTCAAATCATTCAAAGCGTAAACGGATGGACCGTAAAGGCAATTAACGAACTTCATGCAATTGACCCCGAAAACACAGCAAGTAAGGCAGGATTAAAAATAGCCAATTACCTACGAAACAAACGATACACCGACACTGTATTTATTTACGGCGACCGGTCCACAAAAGCCCGGAATAATATTGATGACGACAAACGGAGTTTTTACCAGATCGTTGAGCAAAACATAAAATCAAAAGGATATGCCGTTCGTGACTGCATGGATAAACACGCTCCAACCGTTACCTCGATAGCTGGCTTTGTTAATGCAATATTTGACAATGAGATTAAAGGCATATCGATTGAGATTGATAATAGTTGTAAGACAATGATTTCGGACTTCATTAATACTAAAGAAGATAAAGACGGCTCAATGCTTAAAAATCGAATCAAAGATAAAAACACGGGAATAAGTTATGAGCCAAACGGTCACTTTTGCGATTTATTTAAAGATATGATTTACCAGGCATTCACAAAAGAATACGGTATTTGGATGAATCGATTTAATACACCAATGATCGGTGGTGTTGAAAAAATATCCCGTACTCCAAAATTTACGCTTTAAAAATTGCGTAATATAAAAAAAAGATTATACATTTGTCAAAAATAGTTCAATATGTCATTAACGATTGATCAATTAAAGGCTTTAACCTTCGGATATTTGACCGGAGTTGACATTAAACAATTTTGTGCGCCTTCTTTATTGATAGCTGAATACGAAAAAGACACCACCTCACTTCAAACAGGCTGCACAATGGCATACGAAGAACTAAAGGCAAGTTTGTCAAATCGCTATAATGTTGACACTGAATTAGGATTAATTGAAGGCCGTAATCAACTTTGTGTTAAAATCACTTCAATAATGGCCATTCGTAATATTTTGGGTGGCGCTCAGAATATCGCAGATAAAATGGTTTTGGATTTCACTTGGGCCGACAAACAACTAATTGCGATTCGTAACGGACAAATAGCGTTAAGTTTAAAACTGCCAGAAAGCAGCGAGGGCGAACCGGCCGTAAACTATTCCGATGCAACACTGATTAAATCAAACTTTCAAACCTTAGGATAATGACTACCAGATGCGAAAGACGAAGCAATAACCCTGAAATATTGGCAAAGCGCGAACAATACGCGTCTATTTTACCCGGAGTAATTAAAAGCGGCGGCGGTTCATCTGGCGGATGGGGGCAAGGTCAACCAAATGCGAAACCAGCGACAGGACAAAACCCATCAGTTAATCCGTTTGTTATTCCAAAATCAGCAGGACTAAACATTTTTTCACAAACATATCCATCTAACTATTTTGTTGAGTGGAATTTATCAACGTGGCGAATGGCTTGTGATCAGTGCATGAAAATGGGTTATACTCTTTCTTATGCCACATTGGTAAGTTGGGCCTTTGAGTGCAGTCCGTTTATTAGGTCATTATTTGAGGCTTTAGGCTCAGCACTGGAAAGAATCCCTGTTTTTATAGTTGATAAAAAAGGCAATAGGCTCGATGACTGGACAAAAGAGTTGTGTCAAAGCACGTGGACCATTCAGTTAAGAAAAGAAATCCTTTATTCATATTTTTGGGGCTTTTCAGGATTAAACTTTGATCCTGTTTCAAAAAAGATTTATAAATATCCGATGCAGGATATTGACCCAATTAACCGAATGTTGAGGGCTAACACCTTTTCATTCAACGATGGTGTACGCTTTGAGGATCACGACAATCTTATTTTCGTGCAACCATCTTCCAGTTATGAATCATTTTTAGGATGGATGCAGCCGATTACCAGATCATTCATTCAGCAAAATCTAAATAAAAACAATTGGATAGCAGCCGGAAGGCGTTTGGCGTTTCCAATTCTTACTGTGGGCTACCCTCAGAATGACGGCGGTGTTGATTTTAACGGCAATAACGTAAACCCTTACAAGATACAGGCCGAAGAAATCGCCGCAAATATCGACCCATCTCAGGCGTTGACGTATCCCTACACAAAGGATATGACTGGAAATATTCAGAAGGCTATTGAGATTGGATTCGAGCAGCCAGGATCAGGGGCATCGATGCACAAAATTTATCAGGAATTTAATTCCGACGAAAAGAACGAGATCCGTGAAATGATCTTAGGAGGCACATTGACAGCAGACGCAGGAAAGGCGGGAAGCCGGGCATTAGGTGAAGTGATGGAGCGCAAGTTCGATTCTGTTGTTGAAGCTAAAATGGAATTTGTTTTATCAATTTTAAATGGCGACTTTTTACAAAAAGTTTCAAAATTCTATAATAACCTACCAGACGGGGCTCAATTTGCTTATGACTCAACTAAGGTTATGGGCGTGCAGGAAATTGTTCTTTTAGCTCAATCTTTGGGATTAAGCGGCAAACGTTTGACCGAAGAGTTTTACGAAGCTAACGGAATAGCAAGGGAGTTTATCGAAGATGCTCCTGTTGTTGCACCACCAAAAGGCAACGAAAAAGAAGATCCGACCTTAGAAATGGCGTTACCTCAAAGATCATTCTTTTCAGCAGTAAAAAAAAAATACTGATTGGAAGAGAATATCTTGACGCAAAACCAATGAAAAAAGGCGAAAGATTGGTTCCACAATCAATCACAGACGATCAAACTAAATTCATTTATGGAGGCGGCAAAGGGATATTTACACCAGCTTACACAATCTATAATGAGGGGTTTTTCAATAAGATAATCGAAAACACAACTGTTAAATCATCATTTAAAGCGTTAAAAGATACATCTATCTGGGAACGCTATCAACTTAATGCAGCCCAATTCAGTGCGGCAAAGTCTCAAACAGAATCAAAACTAATACAGGGTGTATTAAAAAATAGCGAAGGTGTTGCGCAAAGTTTTTCAAAGTTCGAAAAAGACGCTGCTAAAATCGCTGATATTGTCAATGAAACGTGGCTTAGAACTGAATACGATTCTTGCATTCACCAGGCAATTATGGGTGAAGAATTTAGAAAGATGCAGGAAGATTCTGATTTGTACCCTTATTGGATGTATGTGGGTGTTATGGATGACAGGGAAAGAGATGAACACGTAGCACTCGAAGGGCAAATATTTAAAATTGGAGACCCGGCAGGGGATGCGGTTTATCCTCCCGATGATTGGAATTGTCGCTGTACGGCTGAGGCTTTAGATGATCAGGAGGTAAAAGAAAGGGGCGAAACTGTTAATTCTGATTCGGAAGCTAAAGAGCTACTTGACAAATATGTTGATCCTCAATTTCAGTACAATTCAGGTATTCAGGGAGCACTGCCAAATACAGGCAGTTATTTTGATGTAATGGGTTCGGCAAATGAAGGGAATGCCGCTTTGTTTAATTTGCCTAAAGCAATTGAAACACCGGAAGAAATTACACCTGTTTTCAAATCTACGAAGGACGCAAAGGAAACGGAAGAGTACATGAAAAACCCAGATTCTAAATTCAGAAAGCTCGATAAAAAAGAAGAGGCGGCATTTGCTAAAAATTTCAAGTCGTATTTATCTGGTTTGGACGTTGGGCAATTAGATTCAGAAATGAATGCAATAGCCGAAAAGAACGGTATCACATGGAAGTTTAAGTCTATTGAATAAACGGCATTTAGAAAAGGCATGGACATTGTTTATCGTGGTTTCGATGCTGAAAATTCCCCTGTTCGATTAGTGCGTTCATTTTATGTCAGGGATGGTAAGCGGTATGTTGAACATGAATTATTTACCCTTCCAAAAGCATTACAAGGCAACGGAATGAGTAAGGATGTGCTTTCGACTTTTTACAAACAATATGAAAAGGCAGGGATTAATAATATCAGCATTCACGCCAATATTGATGTGGGTGGTTACGCTTGGGGAAAATATGGGTTTAGCGCTGAAAAGAAAAGCGCCGAAGGTATTTTAAATTCAATGAAGGGCAAACCATTTTTTAAAGATGCTCAAACAATCTTTAACAGGCACTTTAAAGAAGATCCATACACTAAAGTTTTTCCGATGGACAAATGGGCAAATACGAAATTTGGCAAAGATATGTTACTTAAATCCGACTGGAATGGTGGTTTAAATTTGGCAGATAAAGAACAAAAGACTATCTTTGAAAGTTACTTGAATAAGAAAAAATGAAAGAAGAACTAACAACGGCGATGCACAGTGAATTCGTTGTGTCTCATTCGGTAGATAAGCAAAACATGGCTTTTACGGCGTTATCTGTTTTAAACGGCAACATCCACAGTGTCGATTCAAACTGGGCTTGTGATGTCTATAATGTGACTTTAAACGACCTAAAAAACAACTTAGATCAGTGGAAATCAATGAATAAAGCCACTGAAAAAGCTAAAAAAGATGGAAAATATTAGTAAATAGAAAAACTAAATACATTGATTATCAACAAACAATATGTGCCTGAGAATCGAATGAAATATTTCAGCAACACAATTCTACATATAACGAATTTACAGTCAACGACATGAATAATCAGAAACTCTCACACTTTTTAAATACGGTCAATGAGTGGCGAAATGATTACCCTACCACGAAGAAAGGTGAAATTATTTTTCAAAATGAACACCTATTGACCAATGTCCGGCTGTCAGATGCGGCTATTCACAAAATACAGAACCATTTCGAAGGCTTTGAAAACATTCCGAATGCAATTAAAGAGCCTCAGGAGGTATGGAGTTGTTGGGAAAACCCGAAAAAACAGCTCGTAGTACTTCGCAATTACATTTTATTCGGCAAAAAAAACTATATTGTACAGACGAGGGACGGGCAAATAACTGATGCCTTTTTGGCGACTAATACAAGTACGGAAAAGTATCGAAAAGGAGTTATTTTATAGCTAATTTTGAAAATCTGTAAGTAAAATCAATTTCACACGCTGAGCAAAATATAAAACCGTAAGCAAAATGAAGTCTTTACGCGATTTATTAAACGACTGGAACGGCACAACTCAAAGGGTAAACGACCTTTTGAGAAACGATTTGCCGCGAATAATCGGG